AATTCTTTTTTAAACCAATTAAGTTCTTCGGGAATATCCAAAAATCTCGGCTCACCTAATAATTTATTACAGGCATTATTCAATCTTTCTGGAATTCTTAAAATCCATCTAATATAAGCACTATCTTTATCTACTAATCCAAAAACATCTTTTTTTAATTTTCTTTGCTTTTTAACCGAATTTATTATCGCCTTATATTCAGTTGGAAATTGTCTAATATATTCTTTAACACATTCTCTAATAATCCTTCGCCTTATTTCTTTTGTCGTCATTTATTTTTTCCTGTATTCTGAACGGCAATCTGGACTTGGCTTAGGCAGACTGCCTACAAAAGCCAAGTTGTCCAGAACACACAAGGAAATGTTAACTAAGATTTTCAGATTACTTTATTTCAAGTATCCGTCAGCAAAGAAGTTACTATCTTTATTCAGAATTTCTAGCGTTAACTTACCAACTACTGCTCTGGCTTCATAATCACCACTTCTTGACAAACCTGTGTCAATAAATGGTCTTTGAAGATAAGCAATTCTCAATTTTTCTGGTCTTACACCAAGAATTCTAGTATTAGCATCGTCTGATTGCTGGACATATCTATGAGTATGTTTAGCAACCTTACCAAGCCCAGTTTCGAAAATATCTAAAGCATTGATAACGGTCCTAATATTCTCTCCAGTAATAACAACATTAGCTTTGTTAGTGAACTCATCGATCTTGTCAGATAGATAAGAACCAACAAAAATATCTGTTGCTACATCGCCATTGCTATTATCCCAGCTATTTTTCATCAATCCTCTCAAAATACTAGCGCTGAATGCGGTTCCAGAAGTTTCAAGAGTGTAATTAGTAGATTTACTAATACCCCTGACAATCCCATCCATTTTTGGTACAGTCCCAGAAGTTCCAGATGTTAATGTGCTTCTTACCAAATCAAACTCAACTGCATTTCCCCATTCTGCTAGGGCTTTCGTTGTCTGCCTCGCCAATTCATTTTCTCCATGATAATACTGAACCTGAGCAGCAGTATTATCCACTCGAAAAGGAACAGCAACAATTTCTACAATATTAGCAACAAGGGAAGGAGAAGTTCTTTCCAGATTAACATAATCAGCCTCTTCTGCTACTGCTTGGCTTGCCGCAATGCGGAGCGTATCTGTCATTGTCTGATGAACAGTAGAAATCGCGCTTCCTTTAGCAAGATTGGTAAGAAAGTAATTTTCTTTGGCGGTCAGGATTTCAATCAAAGGTAAGACATCTGGTTTAATAACAGCTTTTCCAGTATAAGTAGTCAATTCTAAAGCCATCTAATTATTTAGATAGCCCCAGAACTTTTTCAACTAGCTTTTGTTTAGCCGCAAGTGAATCAGTTTTTTTAACTTCTTCAATTAATTGGCTAACGTCAGCCGAAATTCCAGGAGCTATCCTCGGTTTACTTTCAACACCTATTGATCGTTCTTCTGTCTTGGATTTTTCTACCTCCAATTTAGAAGTAATTAAATCTTTGAGATGACTTTGATATGCTTCTTCTTTAGAAATCTCCTTTTCTTTAGCTACTGCCTTTATTACATCTATAAAGGGTTCAGCTTCGGGGTTTTTCTTTAGAAATTTCATATCGTCAAGTTCATCTCTAATAGAATAAATTTCTTCAGTAGTAGCTTCTTTTGTGAATTCTTCAATCGTTTCTTGTCCTTCTGGAGTTTCGAGAAATTCATTGGCTTCTTTGTTAATTTCTTGCTGGAGAGTTTCATAAGCCTCAGCTTTTTCTCTTAGCGCGGCTATTTTTTGATCTCCAACAAGTTTCTTTAAGCCTTCGTAATGTTTCTCAAAATCTTCTTTGGACTTAATATCCTCTCTTCCAGTAAGCTCCTGATAATATTTTGCCTCCTCTGAAGTTTTAGCTTCTAAATCTTCGATTTTAGAAACATCCTTTATTCCTTCTGAAGTTTTAAGCTCCGAAACTCCAGAGTCGGTATTTAAGGGTTTGTTTTCGTCCATATTTTTGAAGAACTTAATTTATTCCCACTAAAGCAGGGAATCTCTCGACCTTGATTAATACTCTTGTTTTAATTCTTTTAATCTTTTTATAATATTATCTTCCTCTTCTGAAATTTTCTTTTGTAATTCTTGTAATGCCCCTTGTTCCCAAATGTCAGCTAAAGCAAATTCAATAATTTCAATCGCCATTTTTCTGGCTAATGCTTCATTTATATTTTCTAAATTTATATCTCTGACTGTATCTATACTATTCAAATGAAAAGCAACTCGATTCAAAAACCATTGGAATGCTCCACTTTTTACTAATTCTCTAATCTCTTCCTTGATAGGTGGTTTTTTTATAAATGGAATTTCTTTCTTTTTTGGCATATCAATTTATACTTTTTTTCTTATTCGTTTTAAAACTGCATAACAAACAGCATAAGGATTTACCTTTTTACCACGAGCTTTAACTTTCGCTACACATTTTTCCATTGCTGGCCATAATCTTTTAGGTAAATTAGGATAAGGCATTTTATGTTTTTTGATATTTAGCTTTTGCCGTTTTCCAATAAGCCGCACCAGCAATTTTTATACATCTTTCTCTATCAAAGCCAGTCCTTCTCATACAACTCTTAACTATTCGCTGAAAAGTTTCAGATTTCATTATTGCTCCTTTTTCTTGTTTCCGTCTCCACTTTAAAATTTTTTTAGGAATTTTTGCCATTTATCCTTTTTTGCCTGCTCTTGCCATTGCTTGGAATCTTGCCTTTCCATAAGCCCTTCTTCCAATACTTGCACAAATTGCTTTTGCTCTTGCAGTTGTCATACTTTTTCCTTTCCTTTGATAAAATCCCGTTACTCTTCTAACACAAGCAGCAAATCTTCCTCCTGCACCTAATGGTGCTTTTGAAAATGGTTTGTTTGCCATATTTTTGATAACTCGTTTATCTCTTAACAGTTCTCAAAGACGAGAGAAGCTGGTTTGAGAACTGATTTAGATTCCGCCCAGACGCACGGAATTTCGACCTTTATTATCTTAATGTAGCGGCAAGGCCTCGGCCTGTTCTCTCAGCAGTTGTAGCCTCCCCCACTTTTTCAGTTTCTTCTAATGGTCTGACCATTGCTGGTCTTGGGGCTTCTACAATCGGTGCTCTTATTTGAACTTCTTCTGGGGTTTTAAGAAATCTTGCTCCACCCAGTCCCATTAAATCTAATATCTCTTTAAAAATAGCATCAACATCAATATTTATTCCTGGCAATCTTGAATAAGCCAATAACATATCATTTAGTTGTCTAACCATTACCGCTTTATTAAATGCCTCACCAGTTACAAATACTTCTACTTCATATTTCCAATTAGTTAATATTTTCTTATTAATCTTGAAATATCTGGTCTTTTGGAATCTTTCCAAATTATCTCTATAAATGCCCCGCAAATGATCAATAAAATCTGGTTTTGGAAAATGCCCAGTTCTGATTAAACTTTCTAAAATATTCTTATTAAGAATTGTATTAATATAATTTTCGTCTATTTCTTTAAGCTCTTTTGGCGAACCAACAATTGAAATCACTTCTTCATCTTTAATTGTTTCTAATAATAATGGAATAATATGTCTTTCAAAAACTCTGCCTAAAAACATTCCTAAATTTTCTTGTAATAAATCAAATCCACTCCTCATTCCAGTTTGCTGCAAAACAGCAGTAGTAGCTGGTAATGAAGCGGGTAATGTTTCTCCTCTACCAACTTCCCAAGCCCCAGTTGTTCTTTGAGCCCAAATATAAGTATTCTTTTCATCAGCATAAGAGCTGGATTTAATATCTGATAAGGGCATTTCTTGAATATCATCCATTCTATTAACAGGAATTACTCCGCCAGAAACAAGAGAAGATAAAAGTTGTTGAGTAAGGCCTGATCCTTTGCGAGCTTTAAATAATCCTATTTGGGAAATTCTGGCTTTATTTAATCTCAAATTAACCGTTTCATTGATATAACTTTGTAATCCTAATAGAATTTCTCCAATTCCTCTACCATCCCATCTACCGAATATTTTTCTAAATCGGCATTCTTCATAAGGTTTATTTCCCATTTTATTTTCAACAATTTTATGAACAATAGGATTGTCAAAAAGATGAGAAACAATAGCAATAGTGGGAATCCAAACCTCTTTATCTTCTTCTTTTCCTGTCAAACAATATTTTGGTAAATCGCCCCATCTTTCAAAGATTTCTACATAAGGAACTTGTGTCGTAAGCGGTCTTTCTAATCCATATAACCTTTCAATACTGGTTGAGCCTTTTAAGTATTCTAAATTATCCCAAGGATATTGCTTACATTCAGATAGTTTCAAAATATTTCTTTCTATCACCGCTTCATCTTGAATATTATCTGCTGAAGGGTCAATTAAAAAATTAGTTCTATCAACAATTCTTGATTTAATAGCTTGGCTACCAAGTTTTTTATCGTAATTTTTTAAACTTTTAAGAATAACCGTGCCATCAATACAAAATAATCTTAATAACTCATTTAAAATCTCCCCAAAATAATTTCTCCGCATAAAATAATTCAAAATATATCTCAAAATCAAAGCCGAAGAAAATCCATTGGGATTTGTTGCCCTAATATTTATATCAGCAGAATCTAAATCAATGTTCTTAACTATCGTTTCAACCATATCTTCGGTCATAGGAATAAAGATTTTCTTTTTGTTTGTTACTTCGTCTAACTCTCTATCATATTTTCCAAGATAATTTTTGCGGGCTTTTTGAATAATTCCATCCGAACCTAACATTTTATAACTTGCTTTATCGGTAATCCAAACTTCGCCATCTTTAAATTCTGTGGCTTCCGCCTTCATTATCTTTATTGCTTTTTTTTCTTGTAATGTCGGTGTATATTCTGGCATTTTTATTTTTTTTCTTCTTTTTTTTCCGTTTTCTCAATATCTTCTATCAATTGTAAAGCTCCCAAAATTTGGTCTTGCTTTTTCTGTAATCTCCAAATTTCTTGACTATTTTTATTAAATTCCTCTACTAATTCTTTTTTCTTTTGTATAAAATCCATATTTTTAAATTATTTATTTAAAAGCTGACCTTTATCTCAGAAAAGCTATTATTCCTAATTTGTCTAAAATTTCTTTTAACATAATTTTTTTATCAAATTATTTTTCAAACCCTACCGCCTCTGTCAAAGAAAGTGAAGGTCTTTTTAAGGTATTCCTCTTGCTTTAAATAGTAATGATTCTTTTAAGTCTTTTTTTACTTATTAAATAAACCACCCGTGATGTTTTGCTCTAAATCTATCTATTGCTAATTGAAGATATTTTTCCATTTCTTTTTTAAATCTTTCTTTACTATATTTTTCTGCCTCTTTTCTTAAAACTTTTGGGTCATATTTACTTGAATCAAAGTTTAAAATTGCTTTTCTTAGGTTCTTAACATAGGGCGGTTTTATTCTGATACCCAATTTGGGACTATGAACCGTTTCCTTAAAGCCTCCTTCATCTACAACTATTACAGGAGTTCCACAAGCCATTGCTTCTACTGGAACAAGTCCAAAATCTTCCTCCATACAAGTTTGGATTACTGCTTTAGCGTTTTGTATTTCTTTTACTAATTCTTTGTCTGTTAGAGTTGGCAAATTCATAACATTTTGGGGAATTACCCTTTGTAATCTACAACTATGCCTTCCGCTCTCTTTGGTAGTTTCAATTATTAGTTTTTCGTTTATTCCTTTAAAGGCTTTAACTTGGGTTAGAATTCGCTTCTGCCAAAATAATCTCTGGTAAGAAAAGAAATAATCTCTGGTTGGATTCTTACAGGGCTTAAATTTTTCTAAATCAACGGGCGGATTAACTACAAAGGAATCTAATCCAAAGTATTTTTTCAAATTGGCTTGAGTAAATTTTGAATTACTAACAATAACATCCACTTCCTCTAAAAGTTCTTTGAATTTTTTAATTATCCATTTTCTATCTTTCCGCAAAATTGCTCTATCCAGAGGTTCTTTGTATTTGACTATCTTATTAAACATAAAGGTGACGGGTCTTGCCGAGCGGTGATTATAGAAAAGACTGGGTTTGAAAAGTCTTTTCAAAAAAACCAAGTCAGTTTCTTCCCTAAAAAGAACAACATCCAAGTCCTTCAATTTTTCTGGAATTGCTGTTCCCTCTTTCAATCTTAATTCTTTTTCTGTATTATATCTGCTTGGCGGTTCAAGTGT